TACGTTAATAGTTGTATCTGTCGGTCCTAATGTAGTTGATAGCGTTGTCTCAAACGCATTTCTTGTAAATGTCTCTGCTGCTTTTCTAGTGTTTGCCATAATTTTCTCCTGCTAGTATATCACACACCAAATTCGTAAATACCTAATTGTCCAACTCCGAGAGAACCAAGTGATGAAACTTCTGATGTGTCAATGTTTTGTCTTTGTCCTCTTATCTGTATTGTACAAAATACCATAGTAGAACCTAGCTTTGTTATTTCTTGCACTGGTAACGTGATATTTTCTACAATACCTCTAATGGTTTCCTCTGGTTTATATATATTCAGTATGACTGATTTACCTTCTAATCTCTTTAAAGCATTAAATAATTTGTTTCCAATACCAGGAATATTCTTAGCACGTTTACCTGGACGTTCAATTCTATCTGATACGTTTACTGGTATTCTTGCTATAACATCTTCTGGTTCTGGGAATGCACGAAAACTATAAGAGTACACTTCTGGACTTTGTGTATTATCTGCACTTGATTTAAGTGTTAGCTTAGGTATTAACCATCTATCGATAACATTAACCATAGGTATTTCTTCACCAGTACCTTGTATCTGTGCATTCGTTAATGTTGTATAATTTGGACTTGATCTAAATTCTAAAGTATCTAGTTCATTAGAAAATTCTGCTAATACTTCTGCACCTGAAGGTAATACATTTGTATACAATCTACCACCTACCCATTGTTTTGCTTGTGAAGTATAAAAGTCTGCTGCTGGAAATATAATGTAACCATCATTGACATAAGTATCTAATTCTTTTATTACACCAACTTGATCTATTATAAAAAATAATTTACCATTAGCAGTAGCTATACCTTTTACTATTTTTCCACTAGGTATTCCTTGATAATATAAATCTCTTGCATAACCAAATGTTGGTAAATAAATTGTGTACAAATCTGTTTCTAATAAACTGTCAACAATACCAAAATATATTTGGTCTCTTGTATTAAAAAATGCAGTTGGACTTTTATCTACAGTAGTATCTTCATCACCAAATTGTTTAATTAATTGTCTTTGATCTAATGTGTATAAAACTCCATCTGTTGCAACTGTTGCTCTATATACTCTACCAATTTTACCGCTAGATGATGAGGACTGTGCTGTACTAAAAAATACAATACCATTGCTTTCAGTCATATCTACTATTTCTTCACCTTCAATATAAGTTTGACCTGCAAGAATGAGACCAGATGTTTGATCATCTTTTATTGAATATATATATCCGTCATCTGAAGCAGCAAGTATTACTGAACCACCGTCTATTACAGTTTTCCAATATGAACCAGTAGGTAAATCTTTTATTAATCCAGGACTTGCTGTACCGTCTAACTCATGTAAATGTCCGTCATCATCTATAGCAATAATATAATTTTTAATATAAAATAAACCTGTATAAACATGTGATGAATGTAACCCCATGTAATTAGACCAACCAGCACCAATGTTATCAAGGTCTAGTTTTCTTACAATACTGTCAGTTCCGTTATTTAAACTAGCGTGTAATACGTGACCAACTAAAATTAATCCAGTTACATCAAATGCTGGACCTGCTGCATAAGGATCTGTTGTTGTCCATGTATCGCCGTTATCTGATGAGTAATGTATATCATGTCCTTGTGCTACATATAACACATCTTCATGCGATATGATATGTTGTTCCACTTCACTACTTGCTCTAGCTGAAACTAATTCTGTATCATGTAATAATTTAATACTGTATGCTTTTCCTTTATCATCTGCATTAGAAAATACATCTACACCTTTACTATCAAAAAACCTTCTAAAGTCATTAGGTCCTTGATTTCTTTGATGTGCTTGATCTAAACCTGCACCACCAGATAAATCTGATCGACCATAAGACTGACCAAACTCTGCTCTAAATTCTTCTGGTATCTGTGCTGTGTTAACCTGTTGCGCAGATAAAGGTGCTGTTGTTATTGATAACTCTCTACCAGGTGCAACTGCAAGTCTAAGTAATATATCCGTAACACCGTCAGATATGTTTGCTTGATAGCCAAAAGCTAATGGTGTAGATACATTTGAGGTATTAGGTAATGGCATTAGGTAAAGCTAATTCCGTACAACTCAACGCCTTGTGGAAAGCGTGATCTTTGTTCTCTCCTTGCTCTATCTAAGAGAACACCATAATATCTAAGTAAAGCATTTCTAAGTCTCTCACCAGAACCTACTGGTATTCCTCTTTGTTCTAAGTTTTCTGTAATGTAATCTTGTGTAGTTGCGTCAACATCTAACTCTGATAGTAACTGTGCTACTGCACCAACCATTACTATTTGTTCATGGAAATCTTCTAAACCAGATACACTGTTTAAATCATCTGTCTCTGCACTAGGTCTAGTAAATTTAGAAGCATAAACTACATACACGCTTTTACCACTAGACGGTTGTGAAGGAAACTGTACTGCTGCTTCAGTAGATGAAGGAGTAAAATCTGTAAGCAACTCTAATGCTATATCTTCATACACTGTTGTTGATGATGTGCTTGTATCAATCTTTGCTTGTAATATTCTCTGTGTACCTGCTGGCATTTCTACAAACTGTGTTGCAGATGTTGTAAGTGTAGTTTTCTTTACTGCGTACAATGCAGGATATAAACCTATAATTTGATCTCCGATTGCATTAGCTACGTTTAATCTTGGATACTTTGGTTTTAAAATTATATCTGTATCATTTAAGTGTTCTGCTGCTGTAGAGCCTAATCTTCCTCTTTCAATAGTCATTTCTTTAGATACAGTATTAATACTTTCAACCATAACTAATTCTTGTTCTATTTCTAATACAGAACCAGCACCAATTAATTCTTCTTCTTCTGGTGTAAATAAACCTGTTTTATATACAAGGGTTGTTCCTGATGATGTTAATCCTTGTGACACTCCATCAGTAAGTGTATCTGTATTACCTACTTGTGATAATGGTTCTTGTTCTTCTACTGGTCGTAGATATTCTCTATAAGTTCTGTCTATAAGGTTACCAAATGAAGGCATTATATACCAAAACTTCCTACACCCATTTGCATAACACCTAATCCTACTGCTGATGTTATGTCAGGTAATAAATCTATATCTTCATCTAAAGGTAATCCACCTATAGTATCTATAAGTAATGATCCACCTTCTTTAAGGGTTAGCACAATACCCATGCTTCCTCCTAACTAGATGTTCTAAATAATAAAGTTATATCTCTATCAGCACCTTCAGCACTAGATGAAACTACTTTAAGCCAACCTTGTCCAGCGAATGCCCAACCACTTGGATCAACTCTTACCACATCTCCGTCTGTTGCTGTATAAGAAGTTGCTGAACCGTCTGTTTCAACTACGTCAACAAATGTAACGTTGTCTTTAGACCATTGAAAAGTAATATTAGCACCTGTCATTGTTGGCAATACAATACCACTAAGAAGCATGTTATCAACTTCTGCTGCTGTACTTGCTGTACCACCTGATGAGATAGTTACTATTTCGCTTTTTGTTCTACCGTAAACCATGATGTTCCTATCTTAGCATATCAAAAGGACCGCTTATACGAATAAACGGTCCTAATGATTAAATTAATTAACCGATTACGTTATCGATTGCACAGTGGAATTGTTGTGGACCGAAGTCAAACGCCATTTCCATGTAAACTGCTTTAGCAATTCTTGCGTAATCGTCTTGATCAATGTCTCTTACAAACATTGTACCGTATCCTGGAATGTTCAAGAATACTGGTTTAACGAATGATAAGTCAACAATGAATGCTTGTTTTCCTGCTGTGCTACCTGATGGTAGGAAGTCAGATAAAGCTAATCCGATTTGACCAAAAGGAGTTACGATTGTATCAATGTTGACACCACCGACACTTCTGTCTCTTGGTAAGATACCGTAGTTAACTGATCCAACTGTAGCATTGATAAGCTCTTTGTTGAGATCCAATAACATTGTTGGTGACACGAAAAGAACTGGTTGTCTCATTGGCGCACCAGCGTCATATAACGCTTTCATTGCGTCTGCAATAATGTCCCAGTTAAGTTTTTGTGCGGCACCAGCACTAACGTGATCCACTGAAGTACCACCAGATAATGCTTGATGTTCTTTAAGACCTCTCATTTGACGGTTACCTGTAGTACCATCATTATAAGAAGCGTTAAATGCTGCCCACTCAACTTTCTTTGCTACTGTTTCAAGTAACAATTCCATTTGATAAGCAAGCTCATCTGTTATTGGGTTAGATCCTTCTAGCGATAAAGCTGGATCTGAATTTTTATAGTTGCCACTTAAATTAAACGGCACGATTTCTCCACTAGCTGCTTGTGCTGTGAAGGAGATTTGTACTGCTTCGTGGAAGATTTGAAGCACGCCTTGTTGTGCGGCTCTGCTTCTTCCAGAGTAGTTTGGTTGACCACCTTCATCATCTGGTGTTACAGATGAAACGGTAGCGTTATCTTGTTTTTGGAATTGGAAAAATGTTGTGTTAGTTACAATTCCACCATTCAAACCTCCAGCAGCAGCAAGTAATGGAGTTCTATGCGGAGTAATTTTGAACAACTCACCAGTAAAGTTATTAACGTCACTAGCTACTATTGGGTTAGCACCTGATATTGCTGCCATTAGTTGTTATCCTCTCCGAGATTTCTCTCTGTTAGTTGTTGTTTTCTTGCTGTTGTTGTAAAGCTACTTTTGCTCTAATTCTATCTTGGACAGAACCTTCAGACATGATTTTGTTATACACATCTTCTGTACCAGTAGGTTGTGTAGCTACTGATTGTTGCTGTAAGTTAGTTAACTTAGCGTCACTTTCAGCTATCTTCTGTGCTGCTAAATCATTATTCTGTTGAACTGTAGTGTCAATGTTGTAGTTTTCTTTTAACCAGTTTCCTAGTTCTGCTGTATCTGGCTTTCCGTCATAAAGATCGAATGCCATTTTTCCAGTACCAGAATTTGGATCAAGTCCTACATCTTTAAAAAGTGATGTCTTTACAACACCTTTTAACTCTTTGTTTTCAATTTCAAGTGCCTTAACTTTTTCTCTAAGGTTCTTGATACCTTCACTACTTTGTTCTATGTTTTCTTCTGTCATTGATATTCTCCTATATCTCCCACTTATCACAATACGCCATTAAGGTGGGGTACATAATGGGTGTGGTTACAGTATTTAAAATTATATGCTGAATGGGCGCTGCAACTGACGCATACAACACCTCTACGAATTTGTTACGTGGTTAGTACGTAGGTTCACTAACCAGAAGTGGTGATCTATTTTTTAACTTGGCGGAAACTACCTACGCCAATAAAAATATTATAGCACAGATTTTACAAGTTTTTTAATTTTTTCTATAAATGCGTATATTTTTTTATATTTAAGTTTGCGTTCTCTTTTCTTTAATTGCTTATTAAGATACGCTTTCTTTTTGTGATCGAATTTATCGAATGGCATTATTGTTCTATAAGACCTGTCAAACCAGCTTGTGTTGCTGCTGCGCCACCTTCACGTGTGAATACAGTTTGTTGCTCTGCTTCAAGTCTCGCTCTTACTTGATCAGCTACACCAGAACCAAATACTTCACTTTCAATAAACTCTGATAATCCAAATATATCTTCTCTACCTGTAAATCGTTGTGCAAGTCTTTGTAATCTTGGTAATTGTACTTCTGCTCTAGCTGCTAATTGTTGCGCACCTTGACCAGTTAAACCAGCGCTAATAAGTCTTTGTGCTTGTTCAGTTGATATTGCAAAGTCTTGTTCCTTAAATGCACCACCAATTTGTGATACTTGTATTCTTCTATTAATAATATCTGCTGATATATCTTCTGATATAAAGCTAGCAAATATAGCTTCGTCAGTAATATCTTCTGTTGTAGGAAATACATTAGGATAGTTAGCTACATAGTATTCTTTTACTGCGTCAAACTGTCCAAAGAGTGAGTTATATGCAGTGTTTAATCTTTGTTCAAATACTCTAGGTGCTACGTCATTTCTAAATAATGTTTCGATTTGTCCTTCAAAGTATTCTGGATTAAGGTTGTAATCTGTTAATAAGTTAGAGTAATCTTCTTTAATTTTAATGTAATCTAATTCTGGAGTATCACCTTCAATACGTAATGTTATATTGTCATCTCTAAATATTCCAGGAAATTTATCTCTGTATGCTTGTGTAGTTCTTAATACTCTAAGTGCTTCATCTTCATCACCACCATTAGTATTAAACTCTTGTAAGAATGTATCAATTAAATCATCACCTAACCATGGGTAGTTTGTTTGTGCAAATGCTTTAGCGTCAAATTCCTCTACTGGTTCACCAGGCACTACAGTTGTTGCTGGTTGTTCTGGTGGTTCTTGTGGTTGATCTGCTGGACCTAAGTCCTGTTCTTCAGATGTACCATCATTATAAATAATTAATAAATAATTTCTACCATTTCTAGTATATGTCTGCCTACCAGTTTCATATTTTTGTGTAGTAATTTCTTCTTCAGTTACTACTTCTGCTATATCTTCAGCAGGTGGTTCTTCTTCTTCTTCTAGTAGTGGTGGTTGTAAATCATCTGGATCTTCCACTTGTTGTCTAGCTTCTACAAACTGTCTTATATATTGAGTTTCTTCCTGCACTGTTGTAGGTGTTCTCATAGGTCCTAGTTCTGGTTCAAACTGTGGTCCTAATCTAGCAAGTCTAGCTAATATGCTCATTGAAAACTACCTCCTCCAGTTGCACGTTGTCCTGCTTGTCCAAATCTTCTTTCCATTTTTGTCTTTAAAGTATCTCTATAAGTCTGTGTACCTAGTCTAGCTGCTTCTTCAAATGCAATATCTTTTCTTTCTTCTATATCATTTGTTGCAAAAAATCTCTGCCATGCGTTAGAAGTTTCATCTGCTTTTTGTCCTACAATGTTTTCCCATTCTCCTCTAAACACACCAGCAGCACTTTCGTATGATTTAACATTAGTACCTTTAAACTGTGCATACTTAGTTTGGAATGCGTCTTGTATTTGTGGTACAAAGACTTCGTTATACCATGTAGGATTAGCTTGTGCTTCTTTATAGATAGCGTCTAAGTCATAGTTCTCACTAGCACCAGGACCTAGAATATTATCTATACCTACTCCTAAATCTCGTGTAGCAAGTATTGTATCAAAACTCTGTCCTGTAAGAACTGATTGTACTTCTGGATCAAGTGTATATCTAATACGATCGTTTACCATTTTATCTAATACTTTGTTTAATTCATTATCATCTGCAATTTTTCCAGTCATATACAAATTAGTTAACCCTGCTACCACAGTGTTATTTATAGTTTGTACACCTCTAGCTATCATGCCATCAACAATAGATTGTTGTGTCTTAATAGATTTCTCTGTGTACGCTGAAGGATCAGAAGCAAATAACTCTGCTGCTGCTCTCTCCGCAGGTGGTGTATTCTTATACCAACTAACTCTGTTTAAATCTGCTGTTCTTACTGCTTTACCTTCTAGTGCATTTTCAATAGCTAATGCTAGGAAATCTAATCTACCGTTTTCATCTTCTGATAATATCCACGGAGAATACTGTGCTTCTTTTTCTAATGCTTCTACTAAATGGTCATACGGTTCTGCACCTGCTTCTATTGATGAAACAAGTAATTGATTTGAACCACCGAAGTAAAAACTATTCTCATAATCTTGTGCTGTAATATCTGATGTTCCTTCAAGAATATTAAAGTCTTTATCTACTACAACATTTGCTACTAAGTTATTTCCTGCTACATTTTTTTCTTTTATTGCATTCCAGTCTTTTATTTCATAACGCCAGGTAAACTTACCTGCTGTTCCTTGAAACTCTGGTAACTGTGCAACAAGATAAAACTTACTACCAAATTCTGTAATTTCTTCCCATATCTCAAAGTCTGCTGATATAGTGTTTATTAATTTATTCTGCGATTTATCTCTAACGGTCATATACAACTATCGGTTTCTTCCACCATTCTCCTATGGTATCTTTTATTTTATCATACGTACTTGGTCCTGTGTCCTCTTTTTCTGGTGTTTTAGGATTACTTAATGTTGTTTGTAATTTCTTTCTAGTATCTAAACTTGGAGGTATGTAACCAAAACCAGTCATTAAGTTTTCTTCTCCAGCTTTTTCAGCACCTTCTTTTATAGTTTTTATTAACATTTCAGAAGGCATAATCTTTTCTGCTTTATCTATCTGTTCACCAATGTATGACCAGTTTGGTTCATAGTCACTACCAGATAGTTTTTTTATTCCATAGTTTTCCATACCAGAAAACTCAATCATAGTGTTATACATATCTTTCATTAAAGTATTAGCGTATGATTTTAACTCTGGTGCTGCTGCAACTACACCATAAAATAACATAACACCTGTTTCATATATATCTAATAACTCTAAAGGTCCTGACCATGTAGACCATTTCACTTGTAACTCTGCTATATTTTTAGCTATCTTATCTTTAACTTCTTTTTCTATAGGAAGTTTTTGTATGATATCGTTTGATTGTGTTTTAAAAGCATTTGTAGTTTCATCTAATTGTGTAACTGTACTTTGATCTACTATTTGATTGCCACTTCCTAATTTGTTTAAATCTTCTTGATTGTATGTATTTAATTCAGTAACAGGTTTAGGTTGTATTACTAACTCATCTAACTGTGTTACTGCTGCTTTATTTGTTTGAAACTCTTGTACTGTAGCGTCTTGTATATTCATACGTTTACCTATGCCTAAATTGTCATTAGGATCAAGAAAAACTATTTCATATTGTACGTTGACAGGACCAGATACAAAACCTTCTATTCCAGATTTTCTTAATGCTTCCCAAACATTTGTTTTTGATAAAGTAGATGTTGTGCCTGTAATATTTCTATTAGGTTGAAATGTGTTTAAATTTCTACTAAGATCTTGTACGCTGCCTGCATAATACTTATTACCATCAATAATCCTTGCTCTTGGTCCCAACATTTCATAAGTAATACCAGTCTCTTTAGTAAATGTATCCCAATTAATTTTATTAATTTGTCTGCCAAGTACGTTATCACCTTCACTTACTAATGGTCCTTGTGTTCCTGCAAATCGTGCAGGTGCTATATCCACTAATAAATTATCTGTGTTTACTTGTACTTTATAATAATTATTAATAGGTGCATTAGAACCTACACCACGTATTGCAGATAAACTTCTGTTACCTATTGGTTCTGTATAAAAACCTGGTATTTGATGTGTCATATCTAAGCCAGACTTTACATCACCTGCAAGTATTCTATTAGGACTTTGTTGTTGTACGTAAAACTCTACTGTTCCTGTTGTTCTAGGATTGATACCTTCATAAAATGTATTAGCTAGTTTTGTTGACTGTTCTTCAGATAAATTTAAATAATCTTCTACATCTTCTAATATGTATTTCGCTGACAACTCTCTTTGTACTTGTGTTGAGTTAAACATATTTCTGCTAACAGCACTATCAAAATTTGTACCTGCTTTAGGAAACAAGTTTGGATCAAATGTACTTTGAGGAAAATTAGTAAACTCTGGTTTTGTTAACCCTACTTTAATGTCATCAATAATACCTTTAGCAACATCTTCTGATAATTCTTTTTCGTTAATTAAAAAGTTTTCAAAATAATTCCATGGCATATATTCTTCATTAAATTTATTGTATGCTTCGTTAAAATAAATACGTACATCTTGTACATCTACTTGTTGTGCTATATCATCTACTACATTTGTAGGTGTGTCTATAATTTGTAAATTGTTATCTAAATTACTTAAAGAATATGTTTCTAATAAACCTTCTTCCCCTTTAGCAGCAACAGGTATATCTGATACAGGTGCAATTTCATCACTATTAATCAAATCCTGAAAATTTAAAAATTCATTAGTAAGAGCAAAATTATCTAATCTCTTTATGTTTTCAGGATTATTAATATCAAAACCTTTTTTTTCTAAATCATCTAATAAATTTTGAATAAAAATAGAATGTGTTTGACCTTTTTCGTAAGTTTGTTTTACTTCTTTTGCTATATCTTTAATAGACTGTTCTAAATCATTTTTAGTTATTAAGTTATCTACTACATTTGTAGGTGTGTCTGGTATGTTTACATCTGCATCTGATATAGCAGTAAAGTTTATACTTTCTCCAGACTTTTCTAAGCCATCTACTAAATAAACCCAAGGTGGTGGTTCAAATGCAGTAAATTCATTAGGTGTCATATCTCTTATATTTGAAATATTAAAAGCACCAGTATGTTGCCAGTTTTTCCAAATTTTATAACCTGGATCACTTAATTTAGAATTATCAACACCATCTTGTAGATTAAATTTAAAACTTTTTTTATCATTAAGAAGATTGTCCTTACCTTTAGCTACATCATACATAAATTGTCTAAGTTTTCTTTTATCATATATATCAATAGTTTGACCTGTAATTTTTTCTATCTCATCAATAAAAGTATTTAATGTTGGATCTGCACTTGTTGTTATTTGTGTACCTGTAGTTGATATACCTATAGCTTCTGCTCTTGATAGTGATGTATCTACAAAAGGCAATACTTCATTTATTTTTCTTGCCATAATATTATCTATTTGTTCTGCAACAAACTCATCATTAGCATTCCTTAATTTTTCTATAGTTTCTCTTTGTATTCTTTCTACCTCATCTATCACTTCTGCACCAGCTATATTTGTAGGTGTGTCTGTAATTACTTCTTTAACTTTCCAGTTAGCAGCACCACCTTTACCTATACCTTTTATTGGCTCTAGTTCTGCAACTGCTTTGACACCTAAATTATCTTCATTAGTTATTAAAGGTATTATTTCAAATGACTTTTCACCTGAAGTACCACCATATCTTCCCAATGCTTTAATACCATATTTTTTAAATGTTTCAATATTATCTGTTAATACTTTTCTGTAAGTATCTTTTGTTTCAATTAAAAACCTGTGATAATTCATATTCCAGTATTGTTCTGGTATTCCTAATGCTTTAGCTAATTCTGGCTTATCACCAATATTTCCAATAAATATTTCATTAGGTTTTATATTTGTATTGTATTTGTACAAACCTCTATTGTTACTAGCAACCCAAAATGCTTGTGGTGTTTCTATATTTGGACCAAAATATGTATGTTGTCCAAAACCTAATGTACCAATATCACTTGTATTTTTTTGTGTAAAATCAGATACTTGTAAATAATCTGGACTGTCTGTAGTTCTATAAAGTATTACATTACCCTGTTCATTTATTTGTAAAGGTATATCAATGTTGTCACCAAAGTTGAAAAATGGTTCTTCTCTTACTCCACCTACAGGTACATCATCTACTACATTTGTAGGTGTGTCTATAGAAGATATGTCATCTGGTGCTACTACTAATTCTTCTTCAGGAACAATGTCTGAAATATCTGCTTCATCTAAACTATCACCTAATATTTCTCCTAAATAATCTCCTTCTTGTTTTGATAATGGTATATTGTAATGTTCTTTTAAACGAATAATATCTTCCGTAAAATCACCCAATCTAATTTGCGCCATAAAACTTCTATCAATATCATCATTAAAATATTCTGTCATTGATATAGCTTTAGGTTTTATATCAGGATTTTTTGCTTCAAATTCGTCATTATAAAGTAAAGGAATTAAAGAAAATGTTTCTCCATCTGGATTTACTTTCATAACAAGATCTATAAATGCTTTGTCGTCAAAGTCAGATTTGACATCAATTATTTTCTCTTTAAAAATTACAGTAGTTCCTGGTGTAATGTTTTCTTTGTTTTTTGAAAAAAATTCTTCTGCTTCTTCCCAATAATTGGTTTCTTTAGGTAATTCAGCCATTAGTCTTTCCTTATAATTTCAGCAATCTTATCACCAATAAATCCAAAGTTGCCTTTAGGTTTAGGACCACCAGGAATAACTCCAAAGTATTGACCTACTAATGTTTTCCATGTCTCTATTAAATCATCTAAATCTTCTTGTATGTATCTTTTTTGTCCCATTGCTTCTTGCTGTGCTTTTCTACTCATAGCTTCTCTATAAGGCATAACATCTACATATTCACCGTCATCTTGTTGCGGTTGTGTAGTTGTTGTAGTAGGCATAGTAGTACTTGTAGTAGTAGTTGGCGGTGGCATAGTAGTTGTAGTAGTAGGAGTTACTTCACCTTCTGTAGTTAAAAAATTGTATTCTTTATTTACTCTATTTGTTTCACCTTCAGTATCTACCATGTCTAACATAATATCATTAACAATATCGTAATCACCATTAGCTAAACTTCTGTATAAATATGCACCTTTGATTGTTCCTGCACCTCTATTAAATGTAGCACTAACCATGTAATCAAATTCACGTGGTGTTAACTCTACACCATACTCTTGCATTCTATTCTTTACGTATTCTTCATTTTCCGTAACGTCCATAATGAATACTTCTAATGCTTCTTCTTCTGTAATTGTGTCACCTATTTTAAAATCATACGTGCCAGGTATGTTTGTATGACCATAACCTATAGTCAATGTTCCATTTACAGGATCGCCTGGTTGTGCTGGTACTGGAGGATAAATACCGTCATAATATGCAAAAGGTACAAACTCCTCTACTTCTTTGAGAAACTCTGAACCTTCTTCAGATAAACCGTATTCGTTATCCACCGCTAGCCAACCTGGACATACCGTCAAGAGTGCTAAACAGGTAGCTAAGATCATTTCGTTCCTGGGTTGCTTGTTCTGTTGCTTTTACTTCTGCACCTAATACTGCGTCAGCATAATCTTGTAGTTTTGCTTCTGGTGTTTCAGGTACAGTTAAGTTCTTATCAGCACCAGGAAACATACGTTGTGCAAGATCGTAATTCTTGTTAAAGTTTGCTACTGCTGTTTCGTAATCTTTACTTGCTTCTGTATAAAAATCTGCAAATGCAACCATCTCTGCTTCAGATAATTCTCTATTTATTCCTATTGCACGTAATGCACCATCTACTTCTGCTTTAATTTGTGACGGTGAAGGTTCTACATATACTTTAGGAAGTAACGGTGGTCTCTTGTATAATCTCTGCTTTTCATCTGCTAAGTGTTGTCCAATGTCTGTCAACTCATAGTTAGCATTTGTCATAGCTTCTAACATAGCTGCTTGACTTTTATCTCCCCAACTACCTTGCTCAAAAAACCAATCATCATACGATAGATAACCAGCTTGTAATAAATCTGTTTGTACTTGCAATCTCTCTTGCGGTAACATGTTATATCCTATTTGAATATGATCCATGTTTCCATATTGTTTAGCTGCTTGTTCTTCTGTTAATGTAATAGTCTCTGCTGCTAAATCACCAGGTGTTAATTCTTTGCCTTCTTCAAATACTGCTGCTAAATCTGGGTTTTTATATACTGTATATCCAGGTGTAATTCCACCAAATAAACCATAAGCTGCTGCTGTTACTTGTCCTTCTAATGCTGATAATGCTTGATCAACTATTGCTTTTTCTTGACTTTGTATAACTGTATAGTTACCGTCTAGCTGTCCTTCTTGTAATTGTATTAACTCACTATCAGTAACGTTTTTCTTTTCTATTGCACCTGTAGAGTTGTTAATAATAGTAATAGCACCGCCTGCTTCTTTAACAGTCTTATAGGTTCCGTCTGATATATCTTCAACATTATTTAAGAAGTCACCAGAAAACTCATATTTGCCTGGTTCACCTGTCATTATTGGTTCGTACAATACTGTAGGTTCTGCTCTAAATCCTTGTTTAGGTACTTTCGTTCTTCCTATATCTTGTTCTCTAAATGCTTGTAATGATGTAGAAGGTGCGTCAAAATTCTTTTTATACTGATCGTATTCTGCTGATGAAAACAATACGATACCTTTACCACCACCAGGTTTAACTATTGCACCTAACTGTTCTGTTTCGTCATACCATGTATCTAATTTATCTACTAAGAAATCAAAGTATCCTTGTGCTTCTTCATCATCTGCCATAATGATACCTGCTGATATATCAAAACCTTTAAGTATCTCTATGACTATGTCCTGTGGAGAATTAACTAACCATGGTGTGTATTGTCCTGGTGCATAACCTCTAGGTGCGCCTTCTAATTCATTGTTAGCAATAGCTTCATTTAAAGCATTAGTCATAACGTTCTTAGTTGTAGCATTTATACCTAGACCAGTTTCACTTTCTTTGTTTATACTTTGATCGTATATAGCTAATGTAGTATTTACTTTTGCAATAAATAAAGCGTCAGAAATAACTTCTTTAACTAATGCGTCTAATTCTTGTGCAAATGCAGAACTATCATCTAGTTGTCTTTGTGCTTTAATGCTATCTACTATCGACTGTTTATATTCTTCTGTCACGCTTCTCCCTGCTGTATGGGCAGATATGCACCATATTCTAACATTGTATCATAATCATACTCTAAATCCTCTAAGAATTGTGTTCTCTCTTGAAATAATGGTAATAACAAGTTTTGTGCTACTACATAGAAGTCATCATTATCTACTGCTATTCTACCAATAAAATCTCTTAGCTGTTGTCTTTCAAGCAACATAGTACGTGATGTTCTCCAACCATTTGCTGATAACCCACGTCCTAATGATTTCTTTTCTAGTATCTGTATATAATCTAACACTTGATTTATAGCTTTACCTGTATCAGAGTTATTTAATTTAGGATTATTCTTCCATTGTTTTAACTCTTGATATTGTTGATCTAATGTACCACGTTGAGGTAATCCTGGTATTGTTGTATCAAATCCTGGAAATCTTTGTGCTGCAATATTTCTTTTAACTGCTAACAATCGTGAACGTTGTTTAGCTTGATATGGATCTGTAATGTCAAACTGTTGTAATGAAGCTACACGTTCTTCTTCCATAAAGAATTCACCTAATCTCTGATTACGTGTTGCTAACCATTCCTCTGGTGTTAATGGTTCACGTTGTTCATTAAATATAGTTCTTGTATATGCTTCATAATCGAATGCACCACCACCACCATTCGGTACAGCATAAAACGCTGTTAATGGATATTCATCAAATAACTCTGGATTTTCTTTTTCAAACTGTACTCCACGCTCATCTACTGGTCTAGGTTCTACAACAATAGATTTAGGTGTTGCTATGTCTAATGGGTTAAAACCAAATTCATCAATAAAGTATTTAGTTGCAGAATAGTTATCTCCAGGTGCAAATAAATAATTACCTGTCACTGGATCTCTTGGTGGTGTTTCAATGAGTTCTCTGTATCTATCTGCAAGTATCTGCATAGAATATAAAGAACCAGCATTATTTGGATTGCCAATATCAAATCGTGGGTTTAATCCAGTAGGACCAACAAACTGTGAGAATGCTTTAATTAAAGTAATATTCTTAGCAATACTTCTTGATTTCTTTAATAGTTCACTTTGTTGTTCTGGTGTCATATCATCTTCACCGTTAGCTTTTAATACTCTATATACGTCAATAGTTGTATTAGCTGCAATACGTGATAGTTCACCTGGAGGTGCGTCCTCATTAAACATGAACATTGCACGAATACCATTCTTTAACCATGCTGGAACACCTGCTTCTTGTAACAAGTCACCAGGAGTTTTTACTGTAGGTAATCCATAAGGAAATAGGAATTTCTGTGTTTCCTCAAACTTAGGTGTACCTTCTAACACAAATGACGCAGGTATAGCTGCTACTGGTCCAATACCAGGAACTATCTCTAATGCTAAGTTAAGAGAACCAGCATAACCAGGTAGTCTTACTCCAACATTTCTATCTGCACCAAACAATGCGTCCGATACTAACTCATTAACTACTGGATAATAAAATACTTCTTCACCTGTAATCTCATCTTCTGTTAAAAACCCTTCACCTTCTACAGGACTAAATGGATTTTCTTCTCGTAATGCTTGTACTGTTACTTGACCTCTACGTATAATCTCTGGGTTTTCTGTAAGTAATTTAGACCATGTTGATAAAATTTCTACGTATGCTTCACCGAATGGAAATAATCCTCTTAGGTTATATGTCATCTTGTTACGCTTACTTAAATCATAAAGTAAATCTTGTAATTCAGTCAAAGCAATAGATTTAGCAAAGTCATCAATATATTCTGCGTCAATTAATTCATCTGTAAATCCTGCTGCTACATTAAGTTCTTCTAGTTCTAATTCATATTGCTTCTTAGTATTATCAAATCCTTTAATTAATTCTTGTTTTTTATTTTCAATTACTTTGTCATAGTTTTCTTTAAAGTCATCAAATCTTTTATCTATATCTTCAAAGTCTTTACCAAGTTTTTTAATTTTGTTAGCTTTGTATTTAGATAATGTTTCAAACCCTTCTTCCATGTCGTCATAATATGCGTTATAATAACCGCCATATTCTTCCATAATAAGTTTTTCTTCATAATCTGCATAAGCGTTTTGTTTAGACTGAAATTCTTCGTATAGTTTTTTATACTCTGGATCATCATCTATTTCTCTACTTAACTTATCTTCTAATTCATCTAATTGTTTTTGTAAACTTAATTTAGCTTTTTGTAGTTCATTGTATTTAATTGTTTGTTGTTTTGTATTGTCAATATACTTTGTACCTATTTTTGCGTCTGCTTCATTTAATTGTTTTACTCTACGTTCAAACATATCTAAATTAATTTCAACATCACGTTTACGTAATTTACTTGGCTCTATACCAATATCTGCTTTTATAGAATTTAATAAGTTTTCATCAGGTATATTAGCTTTTCTTGCACCTTGTACTTTATATGTCTTACCACCTTGTTTAAATGTTTTACCTTCTAACAATGCTGTTCTCATAGCAGGTGTCATACGTGGTAATAAGTCATATACTGCACGCCAGTATGCTTGTCTAAATACTGGTGAACGTGAAGCATTGTCTGTTCTCTGTCCCATAATTACATCAAAAGCATTTTCAATAAAGTTATCCATAAATGTTGCGTCATCTAGTAATGTACCTTCTCTAGCTGTTGGTAAATAATCAGGAATATTTTTTCCATAGTTTTTTAAAATTCCTTCATAAAAACTATTAACGTCCATTCTTGAAGTATCTCTACCTAATTTATTAAATCCACTTGCAAACATATCAAATACTTCATCTAATGTTCCTTTGGCAAGAAACATATCAACACCTCTTTGATTTAATTTATCTAGTTGTCCTGTAATTATCATTTCATATAAATTTTCATTTCTTGTTCTATCTATACGTAACGGATAAGGATTTTTAGAAAAATCTATTTCATCAAAGTCAAACTTACCTAATAAGTCTTGAAATATATTTACATCTTGATCAAATGCACCACCGCTAACTTGTTGTAATCTTGCTTCTAATTGTTTAGCGTATACATATCTACCACCTGCTGTACTTACAACATCTTCATATCTTTGACCACCTTTAGCATATTCTTCAATAACTGCTTTAGCTTCATCACTTTCACCTTTAACCCATTCTCTTAATGCTTTTTGTCTTGCTTCTGGTGTGGTCTTTTTAAAGAATAATATTTTAAATAAATCGTCTTGATAAATCTTAGCTATTTCATTTACCCAAGATCGTACAACTTTATTTGCTTTTGACTTTTTACGATTATATGCAGCGTAAAAATCACCGTCTGTATCAAGGATATCTCCTAATTCTTTTCTTACATCTAAGACATCATAATCATGTGGTCCAGGTTTTTTTCTTCTTCCTTCTTGCCTTCTTGCTGCTCTACTTGCACCACCAAATGCTTCATCATTATTGTTAGCACCACGCATACGTGATGAACCTTGTATCCATTCTTTACTTTCGTCTAATGGATTACCAAACAAATCTAAAAACTCTACATCTTTTTGTGTCCATCTTTTTACATCTTTAGCGTCAGCTTTTTTCAGTAGCGATAAAGATATCAAAGATAGCGGTCGTGAAAAGATATTGTCATATCCTCTTGTAAACATACGTAGCTGTTCTTCACCAACAACACGAAGTAACCATGCACCACGTAACAAAACAAAAGGTTTCCAAAACTCTGTATAGTATTTATCTACATTCTTGCCAATAATACCTTTTTGCATTGACTTAGGATACTTTGCTAAGAATGCGTCAAATGCTTCACTACCACCCATTTTACTTCTAAGTATTGACATTGAGTTCATAGCTTTAGCTAATCCACCTGCGTCTGGCATAGGTATTGTTCTGTTAATAAACTCTGTAGTTTGTGCAGGACTTGGTGTAACTTTCATAACACCGTCAATAGTTACAGGTTTTAACTCCATACCAGGATTTAATACATTATCACCTGTAAAACCATCAATAAAATATTTACGCATATCCTCATAGGTTTCTTCAAATATACGTGTAAATGCGTCTGCGTCTTTTTGGCTTACTTGAAAGTTATCTACTAAATCTTTTCCTACTTCTTCAAGCATGTTTGTTGCTACATTAAATAATCCTGCACGGTCTCCTTCTTCTAATCCCATAGCGTCACGTAATATATTATCTTTTGTATTTCTGTTTAATGTAGTTTGATCTAACCATTTTTTAATTTGGTCAAATGATTGTTCTATATTCTCTGCGTCTAAATAACGTAATGGTAAATCTTTTGTGTATGTTGACATTACTCTTGCCATTCTGCTGTTACTATCCATTAAAGATAAACGTATAACTTTTTTAGCACCAAATAATTGTCCTGTACCTTCTGGAACTCCTTTAGCTATTGCTTCTGTTGCACCACCTAAAAATCTACCTATTGCACCTACTGTTGGTCTTGTAGTTCCGAATGGTAAATCTCTAAATCCCATAGATTGGTCTAACAATGTAGCCATGTCAACAGTTTTTTCATCTAATGTTTTTGTAAAGTCTTGTGATATGTTCATGAAACGTTGTATAACTTTTGGATCAGTAATACCTGTAATATCCATAAACTTACTTTCCGAACTAATGTTCGATAAATACTTAACAAGTTTCATTCCTCCTGGATCTTTGTTAAGGTAATCTGTTACAGATTTAGGACTAATAAACGATAGTCCCCAACCACGTTTAACTACTCCTAACTCTGCAAGTTCTGCTTGTGACATTTTATTAACATCTTTAACATCAATACCTTTTAACTGTGCAATTAAATTATCACTTGCTCGTAATGTTTTAGCTGACTTTCTAGCTGCACCTACACCTAATGTGAGATAATTAGAAGGATCTAAGAATAACGCTTTGCCTGCGTCAAGTATTCCAGATACAACATTAAAACCTTTTGTTCCTGGTTCTGCAACACCAAGTGCTAATGTTCTACCTAGTGATATAGGTACCTTAACATCTTCACCAGTACCTAACTGTCTTGTTATAGTAAATTGACCACTTTCTTCTTGCATACGTCTATCTATTTCTGTAATAGCAGAACCTAGTTGATTTTGTATTATGCTTTGCGCTCTTTGGTCATCAAATCCAGATTGTATTAAATATTTATATTCGTCATAATATTTACTATTAGGATTATTAGGATCGAATACTTCTGAATTAGGAAGTAGTCCTTCACCTAAGTTAACTTCTTTACCTTGTAATAAATTACTAAATACTTGTTTTACTGTAGATTTACCAGACTGTGCGTATGCGTCTTTAAATGTTAATTCTTCTGCATTGTCACCTATAGTTGCAGCAATCATAGAGTTAATAGGTCTATCTACTGTAGTTCTATACAAATCTTCTAATGCAAGTAAACCAAAACGTACTGCACCTTTCAATGGATCAAATATTTTATCTACTGTAGATTGTTTATTATGTTCAAGTATTCTCTCTGATAATGTACTTAATACTTCTGCTTCTGGTTTAACTTGTAACATTGTAAGAGATGTAATAACATCTGGTGAAAAGTTTGGATAAAGTTTAGCTATAGCAGTAGCACGGTCTGCGTCTGCTTTTGTTACACTTGCCTTTGCTCTATTCCATTGCGTTTTTCTAGCAAGTATTTCTTTATATAAATCTTGTTCCGATTTAGGATCGTCAAAATGAAATACACCCATGTGTTAACCGAATTGTTGTGGAGTTCTATTTATTTTTTGACTTGCAAATTGTAATAGACTTATAAGTTCTGCTGTTGGATTAGCTTGTGCCATTGCTCTAATTAACATTACATCATCTGGTTCTAACAACGTACTTTCTTGTTGTTGCATACTAGATGGTGTAGTAATTGGAGTTCCGTCACCTTCTGTAAAAATATCAGCTACACCAGGTGCCATTGGTTGTAATGGTTGTGGTGTTGCTGTAACTTGTGGTTGAGGTTGTGTTCCTTCTTCGCCAGGTATTGTACCTTGTCTAACTTGTTCTACAAGTGCTGCTTCTTCTCCTGCACTTTCCGTAACCATACCTCTAACATCTTCAATGCTAGGTGCAACACTATCTGTTCTTCTACTTAATCTTCCAGGACCACTTACTGCTGCTGGTCTTGCAGGTGCAGTATTTTTCTTCGCCCTTCTTCCTCTATCTCTGCTACTACCATTCGCCATTTATATCTCCTATATCTTCTGGTGGACCAAACATAATTATTAATCCATTAGGTATATATTGTACTATCATTCCCTGCGGAAATCCTGATACT